CCCCCCCCTGTTCGCCGGGAGGTACAAGTGTTCGTCTTGTGGGGACCGACAGGGACAGGCAAGACACACAGGGTGAGGACTACTTGGCCGGAGTGTTATACGGTGACTTCCGGCGACCCTCACCCTTGGGATGGTTACGAAGGACAGAAGGTTCTCTTTTTGGACGAGTTCAACAGCAACCAGTGGAAACTGCCGCACCTCAATCAGCTTCTGGATGTCTGGGCAGTAACTCTTCCTGCCAGGTATCATTCCAAGACAGCAGCATGGAATGTTGTAGTAATTGCCTCCAATACGGATCCCTGGACTTGGTTTCTGGACTCTGTTCCACCTGTCACGGGTGCTTTGATAGATGCTGGTCGCCGTAGGTACATTACTCAGGCCAATGTCACTGAGGTTCTCTCTCGTGAGCAGGAAGTGGAACTTATAAGCGCACCACAATCACCCCAATTACTCCCAACACCAAATTAAAAAATTAACATAACACCAAATGGCATACATGAAAAAAAGAAGGTTTAATCGTAGGAGAAATAAAAGATTCTCTAGGCGTAGAACTAGACGCTCTAGGGGAGGTTCTTTTAAGAAAAAGGTTAGGACCATTATAAAAGGAATGGCTGAGAAGAAGTATTTTACATTTCAAAATACTGATGTAGCCATTACAAATACTCCTTATTACTTGCCCATCATGACAAATAGCTGGATACCAAATGGTTACTCTCCAGCTACACAAGGGACTAACCAGTCACAGAGGGTTGGCAATAGTATATTGCTTAAAGGTATAAGATTTGAAGCACTGTTGTCTTCAGAATCAGAATCAGTCTTTTTCACAGATGATTGGTACAATCAGGTAAGGCTCAGCATGGGATTTAACCCTTCCTATACTCAGGGCTCTTTCACTAGCTTTCAATGGGATGTGGATACGATTAGGAGGTTTGACACTCAGAAGTATGGGACACGCTTTAGATGGGATAAGAAATACTTGCTTAAGACACCTTTCGAGAAGAATGACGACTCTCTGGCTCCAGCATTCATAAGAATAGATAAATACATAAAACTAAACAAAACAATCAATTTCTACTCTAATACTGCAGTTTCCTCTACATTGGAGCCATTTTTTATGTGGGTTTCAGACTCATCCACCATTCCACATCCAACCTTTATCAAGATTAGGATCACTGGATACTACACAGATGTTTAAAAGAAAAAAAAAGACAAATAAAAGATTAAAACTTAATGAATTAATGTGTTTGTTAGGGGTTAGGTGTTAGGGTTAGGGAAGGGTTTAGAAGGGTAGGTTAGGGGCTGTGGAGTAACGTGTTACTTTCCAGTCCATGGGGGGGGGGTTGGGGGGCGCCGTGGAGCCCCCCGCAATACTCAACCACTGTCCCAGTGGATCACACATTATAGAAATAGAAAGAGGAATGACCTTGGACATTCCCAATGCTTGTGCAAAAAGTGGTGGGGCTAGTATTACCCCACCACTTATTTCTCTTTCTCAGATTGCTCTTTGATCGATGTATGACGTAATTAATTACGTCACCCATCGGAGAAATAAAAAAGTTATTTTAGCGATGAAATTTAAAAATGGAACTGTACGCCGAAAAAGTTAGGGCTTAAATAGCGGAATATTTAACGCTTCCGTTAATTTTTTTTAAAAAATAAAAGTTAAACAACAAAAACAGTAATGCAAAGCGTAAAGTATTGTTTCACAGATAATGAAAATAGGACTCCAGAATGGAACGAGGAGGAGATGGTCTATCTTGTCTATCAAACTGAGACTGCGCCTTCCACGGGGCATCTTCATACTCAGGGTTTTTGTCGCTTCAAGAACAGGGTGCGCTTAGCTGCTGCTCAGAGACTTCTAGGTCTAGATCGTGCTCACTTTGAACTAGCTAAAGGTACTGACCAGAATAACAAGGACTATTGCACTAAGTTGGAAACTAGGGCAGAAGGTCCTCATGGTGAATACGGTAAGCTAGTTGTTTCAGAACAAGGCAAACGTAGTGACTTACAAGAGGTTGCCGACAAAATCAAACAGGGAGCATGCATGAGAGAAGTCGCATTGGATCACCCCGCAACATTCATCAAATATCACGGGGGGATGGTGGAACTTGCTATGAGGATTGCTCCACCCCCCCCTGTTCGCCGGGAGGTACAAGTGTTCGTCTTGTGGGGACCGACAGGGACAGGCAAGACACACAGGGTGAGGACTACTTGGCCGGAGTGTTATACGGTGACTTCCGGCGACCCTC